ACTTGATCGTCCAGATCGACGTCATCGGCTTCTTCGCCCACGATCGCTCGCGGCGCTTGGTGCTGTTCCACGTCGGGTGCTCTTCGTTCAGCGTGTGGTCGATGTGGCGGATCTCTTCCGCGAATGCAGGGGCCAGCGTCCCGCCGTAGTGCTTGATCAGCGACGGCAAGTCAGCGGGCGCGAGGTGCTCCGTATCGCTGTGGTTCGTGTCGGCGGCTCGCTCCTGTTCGGCGATCGCGGAGTCGGTCTTGGCTTGCAGGCTAGTAGGCATCTGCGGGCTCCTTTGGGTTTCTCTTTGATAACGCGGCGAGCGGGGTACGGCGACTGGGCCGGCGCGAACCAGGCGGCGAAGGAGGCACCAAGGGGAGCAGACGTTGCGATCTACGCAGTGAAGGGCATCACCGAAGAAGGGAAGAAGCACAAGGCCGTATGGGACGCTTGCGAGGCGGCTGGGGTCGACGTTCCGGATGAGACAGACGATTTCTTCGACGGAGAAGACCCAGACGAAGATGGTACGGTTGAGCACATCGGGATGGTTGACCCGGGTGGGCCCGGAACCTACGTGAAGATTGAGGACCTGCCGAAGGGCACTACAGCTATCCGTCTGACCTGGGGGTACTAAGCAAGGCGGGCGGCTTCACGGCCGCCCGCCTCTAACTTAGGCCGACGTACCCGCCACGATGAGCGAGAACGTAGCGCCGCTACCGTCTGCCGTCACGTCGAGCAGGTCGCCGGCCCCTGCGGTAACGGTGATGCCCACGGGGTAGTACAGCGAGATGCGCCCGCCCACGTCCACGGGGATTGAGTCGCCAGCCGCCGACAGGAACGGGAGCCCGTTGCTTGACGGTCGCTCCACGGTGATGATGCCCGGCCCTTCGTTGAGCACGTCGATCAGCTTGACCTTGGCGAAGACGGCGGCCTCGCCGTTGACATCGGTAAGCGACCCGCTGAGGTCGTAGGACGTGGTGCCCGATGCGCCCAGCGTGCGACTGGGGTCGCTGTAGTTGACATCCGCCTTGCCAGCGGTCGTGCCGTTGGCTAGCGTGGCGTTGGTGATGTTGCGAGCGCTGCCACGCTTGGACTGGCCCGCGTCGATCGTCACATCCAGGACGTTGACATCTAGTACGATGCTTGTGGACTGGCCCATTACGAGACCACCGGCCCGATGATGGAAGCCTCGCCGGTAACGGCGTAGGTGCTCGGAGCGCCTTCAGTGAAGGACCCGGTCAGCGACACGTGGTTGAAGAGGATCGTCACGTCCGCCTCGCCCACGTAGGTGCCGTCGATGCCGTAGGTGACGTCGACGCTGAACACGTCGCTGGACCCGTCGAGCGTGCTCGTCCAGTTGTCGTTCACGTAGCTGTTCGTGCGGTTCCAGTACTCGCACACGTCGGGCATGGTGGCCTCGGTGGCGCTGTACATCGTGGTGACGATCGCGGACCAGCCGAGGGTCGTCACCTGGGCGTCGCCCTTGCGCGGGTTCTTGTGCTCGGTGCGGTCAAGGTACCGCTCCGTGGCATAGCCGCCTGCGGTGTAGGTGAAGTCGCCCGGCTCGCAAGCCTGCGTGAGGGTGTTCGATGCGCCCGAATCCGACACGGCAACGGAGCCGTCTCGCTTGGTGCGCGCGCTAGTAGAGAGTGCCATCTAGGCTCCTTTGTGGCCCTCGACGAAGACGAGCCGGACGATCGTTGAAGTGTGGGCCCTGACCGTGATCGGCCGATCCCATGAGACCACATAACCCGCGATGGCTTGACGTTCGCCCGCGTACATGGTAGCGGCGTTGATGTCGTCGCCTTCGACCTGCACGAGCATGAGCAGCCTCGGTGCCCCGCGTTCATCGGAAGCGAAGTCTTCGCGCCTGAGTTCGTGCGAGCCATCGACAGCGACCGTCACCACGTAGTGATACGCACCGCTGATCTTGTGGTGCTCGACCTTCACGGGGCTGCCGCTGGGTCGAAGTACGTGGCCACGTCGAAGACCATCCCGAACTTGTACAACTGTCCGTCGGGCTGCGTCTGCCGCGTGGTGCTCACGAACTGGACCCACTCGATCGGCAGGTCGTGCCAGTCACGGTCATGCATGGCGGTGATCACCGACTGCTCTGTATCGAGCGCATCGGCGAACGCCTCGACGTGCCTACCGGTGGGGATCGCCTGAACGAACCACACCTCAACGCGCTGCGTGCAAAGCATGTCATCACGCTCGATTGACGCGCCGCCGCTGGGCATGAGCACGCTAAAACGATCGTTCGCGTCGACGCTTGCGGGGTGGTCCTTGGCGATCGGCGACGTGCTCAGTTCAAGGCTGGTAGCGTGCAGCAACTGTGCGATGATGGCGCGGTAGGCGCCGGACAGGTCGTTCACTTGCGCCACCCGAATCGCGGGCCACGGATGTTGGCGGAGGTCGCCAGGATGGGTCCACCGGGCGCGACGTTCTCGTCTGCGTCCCCGTCGTCGTCGATGTCGTACTCAAACTTGAGGCCGGCCCAGGCCATGTCGAATCGCTCGCAGTGGTGGTCGGCTAGCGCCTGGTATTGACCGTTCGGGTTGTAGATGGAGACCTCACGGAAGGCGAGGCATAGCGCGAGCTCAACGTGCGACTCACGGAGGGACCACGGGCTGATGATGCGGCCCGGTTGCTTGCCCTCGGACACGAGGCGACCCACGATCTGTTGCCAAGCCTCGTCGACGACGTGCGCCCACGAGTCGCGGTTCTGCGGAAGCAACCGCCTCAGTTCGGTGTACCGGACTTCAATGTCGGCCACGGTCACGACGGGGTACAGTGCCAGCGGGATTAGGTGCACGTCACGCCGTAGCGTGTGCTCAGTGCCGTCCACCGTGACGGCCCACTCTTCACGCCAGCGCGTCGAGTAGGCCACCGTGGTGGGGATGGCCGAAGCGTCTAGCGTGTAGGTAGCGATTCCGCCCACGATGCTGTCAGCCGCTGCACCGTCCACGGCCTTGGTGCCGTCGCGACGGTACAGCGTGTAGGCCGCCGCCGTGGGGTTGGCGTACCCGCCCCCGTCCCACACCTCGACGATCACAGCCTGTGTCTTGGCGCGCTCGATGAAGCGTGGGAACTGGAAGCGGGAGGCGATCATGCGGTGGTCACCGCGACCCAAGCGCCGGAGACCCGGACGTAGAGCACGCCGTTGCCGCCGGTGCGAAGGTAGATACTACCGTCCACCTCAGCCGCAGACGGTACGCCGTCGCCGCTGGTGATCGTGGGGCTCGCATCAACATCGGCCTCTGCGCCTGACTCCCATACGGTCACCTTGCGGAAAGCCCAACCGGCCAGATCCGCGATCCTTTGTGGTCCCTTGACTGCCATGCTGTCTCCTTGCCGACTAGCGGCAGTGCCCGAAGGCGGGGGTTACTTCTTGCTCTGTCGTTCGGCGCGCTTGACGGCTTCGACTGCGCGCTTGTGGGCTTGCTCGCGGGGGACGCCGACCTTACGGATACGCTCGGTCATCTCGCGGACGGCGTTGCGCGGGTCTTGCTTGCCGCTCACTTGCTTGCCTTCTTGGGGGCGGGCTTCGCGGCGGGTTCGGGCTCGGCGTCGGGCTCGGCCTCGTCTTCCTGGTAGCCCTTGAGGATCGCGCGCATGTCGGCGAGGTCTGCTTCGGCCTGCTCCAGTTGCGCCTTGGAACGCTTGCCGGATACGACGCCTTCGCCGATGTGCTGAACCAGCTTCTCCTGCTCGGTGATCTTGGCCTCCATCACGAAGTCCTCGATCGGCGGGATGATTCCGGAGTTCGGGAGGAACTCAAGGAACTCTTTCCAGTCGGGGCCGGGCCGCCAGATGACCTTGTTGCCACGGGCGATCGGGGTCACGCCAGCGAACTCGTAGCACACACCGCCGTCGTCCACGGGCCACTCGACGTTGTAAAACGCGAAGTCCTTGAGCCGGGGATCGCCCTCGTCGATCGGGAAGAAGCCATCGGCCTCCATCGCCATACGCTGCTTTGTGGGCGCGCGGTTCGCGCCAGTGCCGGCGACGCCGGGAACCACGCGGACGGTGGTCACTTCTGGGAGGAATGCGGCGGGCTTGCCGGTGGAGGCGCTGCGGAAGGTCCACGAGTCGGGGTGATGCGCGAGGCTGAACCGCTCGCGGCGGCTGAAGACCTCACGGTGATCGGCGCCAGCGGGTAGTGCGCGGGTACGGGTCTGTGCACGCGGCGTGGACCGGCGCCCCTCGCTTCGGTTGAATCGCAGTGTCTTTGTTGCCATCGTGTGCCCCTTGGTATAGGTTGGCGGTTGCGCTCAAGTGTAGACCCCGTAACACGGGGCGCACACCAGAGCGCCCGAAGCCGAAGCCTCGGACGCCTGTTGCTTACGCGTCGGTGACGATCTTGACGGCGCGGGCGTTCTCGGCGATTGCCACGGCCGGGTACATGTTCAGGATCGCGGTCGTCAGGCCGTTGGCGTGCGAGCGGTCTGCCTCGATGAACCAAGTGTCTCCACGGAGAAGCTCGTAGGGCGACACGATGGGCGCGAGCGCGGCCACGGGGGCGCCACTGTAGGCGAAGGCGCCGGCACCGAAGAGGCAGCCTGCGCGGTCCTCGCCGGCGTTGGCGGTGACCACCGAGTCAGAGACCCAGAAGTTGATACCGCCCCAGGAGCCCTTGGCACCGTATGCGCCGATGTCGAGCACGCCCTGAGTGTCGGCGCGGTACTGGACTGCACCGGACTCCGAACGCAGGCTGTTGCGGAAGTCTGCCCACTGCTGGCCGTGAAGCACGCAGGAGTAGTCGCCTTGCACGTTGGCGAGCTCAAGGGTCGCCATCGCGGTGAAGATGTTGTCCACGCTCAGGTCGACCTCGGTCGTGCCGGCCGAAGCGGAGATGCTCGGGAACAGCGCGGCGATGAGGTCGGTGTAGGTCAGTGCCTCGGTCTGCACGAGGGTCTGAAGCAGGCGCGGGAAGTCCACGCCACCAGCGGGGGCGGTGAGTCCTGCGAGGTCGCTCATGGTCAGCTGACGGCCGTAGCGGGCGGCGGTCAGCTGGTACTCACCGGTGGTGTAGGTGCTGTTGCTGAATCCGCCGGAGGTCTCCGAGGAAGCAGCAGCGGCGGGGCCGGGCGCGGGAAGCTTGGTCACGCTCATGGTGGCGGAGCCGGAGCCGGCCATCCACGGGATCATGTCGATGACAGCACGGAGGTCCGTGGAGTCGTAGACGGTCTGGTGAAGAGCAGCGTTTAGCTGCTCGGCGAGCCGGCCACCGTTGGTGACAAGCAGTGAGTTGGTTACTTCGTTTGCCATGCGGGCTAATCCTATGCCCGCACGAAAGGCGGGCCGCTCGTGTTGAGAGGGGCACGCCGTCGTGTACTTGGATATCGGACCAAGGGCCGGGTGACGGTACTAAACCCGTAACACGACGCGAGGCGGTTTGTCAAGTCGCGGGCTCAGTCGCCCTTGACCCAGCCAGCCGCGCGGGCCAGATTGATCGCGTCCTGCGGGGTCCAGGTACCGGCACGCTTGCGGCGCTGAATCTCGGCATGGGTCGGCAACTCGACGACAGGCGGAGAGGTCGCGCCCTTGACGCCACGGTCTAGCGACGGCGGGGCGGGGCGGGCCACCGTACCGGGCTCGGTCGGTGCAGCGAGGTGCGGCGCGATCAGCGGGTTGAGCGGGGCCACCTCGTGCAGCCACTCGCCGAACGGCTTGGCGGCGTCGGCGTCGCGCGCTGCATAGCCTGCATACTGCTGCTCTACGAACTCGCGCACCTCGGGCGCCTGTAGGTTGGGGCGATCGCGAAAGTCCACATACGCGAGGTCGCGCTCATGGCGGGTCTTCCACTTGCTGGCCTCACGCTCAAGCGAGGCTGAACGTTCTTCGGCTGCGGCGGCACGGGCTTCGGCAGCGGCACGGGCCACGGCCTCCTCTTGGTGCTTGCGGTTGAGCTCGGCAAGGCGCGAGTACGGCACGGGGCCTTGGTCCTGCGCCGGCTCGGTGTGCGTTGCAGTGGTCACTGGAACTTCCGTGCGCAATGGAGCGGGCTTGGCGGGTGGCGCTGCTGCCGGTGCTGCCGTGGTCTCTGGTGTGGTCGTCTCGTCGCTCATCTAGCCCCCTGGTGTGGGATGGGTGTACGGGTCTCTAACGCGCTGGCGTCACTCGGGTGGGGCGGCGGGCTTGAAGCCCTTGCCGACTGCGCCCATGAGCGTGTCGGCCACGTCTTCGGCGATGTTGAAGAAGGTCACCAGCATCTTAACGCCAGTCTCACGCGGCAGCGCGCCACTAGCCACCGATTCAACGATGCCTTGTGCGGCCGTGACCTGCGCGCCGTTGAGCGCAAGAGCAGGGGCGGCGGCCTCGCCTTCCGGGGCACCGGCCTCGGCTTCGGGCGGGGCGTCCTCTGGGGTGCCGGCTTCGGGCGCTTCTGCTTCGGTAGACGCCTCGGCGCTAACCTCAACAGCCGACTGCGCAAGGAGGGCGCGCTTAAACCCAGCAGCCTCCAGCATAGCCGCCATCGCTTCCTCTTCCGTGGTGCCGGGATGTCGTGCGATCCAGCCCTCGATCGGGTGACGGTAGCCGGCTTCGGTCTCGGCCACGTCGGCAGCCACGCGCGCCTGTCGCTCCTGATCCGATTCGCCGATCTGGTGATACTCGATCAGGTACTCTTCCGGCTCCACGGGCAGACCGCTCACGCCATCCTGATACGCATTCACCAGCCGCGCCGCCGTGGCTAGCGTAAGTTGGTCGGCCTGTCGCGATGGTGGCACGAGCCCCGCCTGAATGTCTCGGAGCCCCTGCTGCTTGACGACGATCGCGTAGCCGCTCTGACCGCTGCCACCCTTGGCCACGTCCGCAGGACTCAGGCCCGCGTGCACCGCGAGGCTCATGTCATACGACGTGAGCGCATCACCGAAGGATGCAGGCTCGACGCCGGAACCGAACTGCTCAAGCCGCGCCGACCCGTTGACATCCGTCACCCGCTGGATGTGGAACGGGCTGATCGTCAGCTTCTCTTGCGCGCCCTGCTCCTGCGTGGTGCCTTGGATCGCGCCGTTGATCAGTACGCGGATCGGATAGCCCGCGTCACGCAGACCGGCACCCCAGAACGTCCAGTAAGCGGCGCTCTGTAGCGTGCCGTGCACGAGCTCGCTGCCCTCAAACGGGGCGAACGTGTGCTGGCCTACGCGCCGATGATAGAGCACATACGGCATGATGGGGCCGTCCGCGTCCGCGTATGGGTAGCCGTCGCCGTCGTAGAACTCTGCGGTCACGTCGACACGCTCGCCGCCGCCCTTCGCTTCCTCGATCCGGAACACCGGGTCCGCTGGGTCGCGCGTGTCCCACACGTCCCAGCACATGACCTCTTCTTCCGTGCCGTCGTCCTTCACACGCTGGCGTGGCTGGAGGTGCTCGATCGCGATGATCTCGCCTGTCTCTGGGTCGGTGACGACAGAGGCCACGGAGTCAGCGGCCACGGTGCGATACCGCATACCGCCACGCTCGCTCCAGTCTAGGCGCACTAGCGCCTCATTGCAGGCGAGCACAAGCAGGCCCGTCTGCTGCTGCTGTGGCCAGAGGCGGCCCAGCTTGAGCGCGTCGAGGTCGGAGCCGTTCAATGCGGCTACGGCCGGCGTCGTCTTGTACAGCGTGTTCAGCTGCGACGAGTAGACCTTGAGCGCGTTGTGGCTCAGGTCCACAGAACGGAATACCACCGACACGTCGGGGTCGAAGAACTCAAGGATCCGCTCTTCGGCGTCCCGGCGCCAGTCGCCTGTCACCATCCTGTGGCGGCGGCCCGTCTCTTCCCAGCGTTCGCGGTCGTACTTGCTGCGTGGCTTTACGTTGCTCATGGTCACCCGATCCGGAGTGTGGGCTGCTTCGATACTGGCGCGCGCAGCAGGTCATGGATAGCATAACGCAGCGCGTCGATCGGATCCTTGAGGTCCCGATCCTTGGGGCCGGTGTAGTTCTGGATCGCGTTGACAAGCCGCTTGCAGTCCTGATGCACGTAGAGGCGGCCTTCGCGCATGGCGTGGTGTAGCGCCGTCTCTCCGCTGTTGACAGAGCCGCCACGCTTGTCGGGGGTCAGTACGGTGATCGGGCTGATGCGGTGGTCGTAC